AGATGGTTTCATCTGGTTCGTTGGTGTCGTAGAAGATCGTAATGATCCTGCTGAACTTGGTCGAGTTCAAGTTCGTTGTCTAGGATATCACACCGAAGATTTAACACTCATACCTACGGCAGATCTGCCGTGGGCTCATGTCATGCATCCTGTTACCGATCCTTCAATGCAAGGGTTAGGTAGTTCCCCTTCTTTTCTTGTTGAAGGTAGTTGGGTTGTCGGTTTCTTTCGTGACGCAAGAGAGAAGCAACAACCGATTATCATGGGCACCTTGCCCGGCTATCCAGAAGAACTTCCCGATACCACAAAAGGATTTAATGATCCTAATGAAACCTACCCTAGTGAGAAGCGTAGCAATTCTGATCATGGACTTAAAGAAAGTGATGTCAGTCGATTAGCAAGAGGTAAAGATTCCGAAGATCACTCTTCTCTTAAAGGACGGAGAGATTGGTGGCAAGATAAAATACCTACTGCAATCGTACCGTATAATGAACACACGGACAATACGCAAAAAGGAAAAGAAGAACGAAAGACATGGGATGAACCCCACCCAAAAGGACATGAATCAGATGGTCTACAAGCAGGCGACACATTTGTCGATGAAAATTTCTATCCTTCTGCAAAATATCCTTACAATCATGTTCATGAAAGTGAGGCTGGACATATCCATGAAATAGACGATACGCCTGGTGGCGAGCGTCTAATGCAACAGCACTCCAGCGGTACTTTCACAGAGATACTTCCAGACGGAACTAAGGTTGTTAAAGTCTTAGGAGATAACTACGAAATTATTGTAGGCAGCTCAAACGTATTAATTACAGGGAATCCCGATCCCGAATCACCCGGCTATCCAACTGCTCTCAATCTTACTGTTAATGGTGATGTTCGTCAATTAATCAGAGGGGATTATATTCTGGAAGTTGAAGGTGATTACTCAGAAAGAATTCATAAGAACAAAAGAATGAAGGTAGGAGCTGTTGGTGGTGGAAATCTGTACGAAGAAATAGTAGGTAGTCGTTCATCTAATGTTACTAGAACACGGCATAGTAGGGTTGATGGGGACTTCAACAGTATTATCGGTGGAAACGATTCAAAAGCAGTTCAAGGAGAATACAAAGTAGTTGCTCAAGGAGGAGTTGTCTTAGACTCTGGAATTAAATCAGTCTCTATACTTGCGGAAACTTCTATTACACTCGACACTGGTTTGCTTGGTTCTATCGATATTAAGGCAGGAACTACAGTGAGTATAGCTGGTGTACTTGAAACTCAATTAGGTGGGGTTTTAGTTAAATTAGGTGATCTAACTACGCTTTTCCAAGAACGTGATGCTAAAACTACTATTCTTGATGTCGCACCAACGCATGAAATGCTTAATACAAACACACTTATTGCTGGAATAACAACAATTATACCAAGTTTGAAAGTTGTTGGCATTATAGATGCAGAAATGATGACATCTAAAGGCACATTATTTGGAACAAGGCCATTTTCATAGGAATCATAGGAAGGAATATAAATTATGCCAACAAGAAAATTCGAAGAGAAAAGAGCTATATTTGGTCAGGACATACTTGTTTTGAATGGAACGGATGGCTCATCCACTGATGCTGGAGAAGCAATAATATTTGATAGTAGCGCAAATGATTTTACTTTATTATTAAATGGAATAGATTCTAATTCTACAAATATTGATGTAGATATTGCTTTGAATGGAACAGATAGTTCATCCACAGATGCAGGCGATAGTATTTTACTGGAAGATGCAACTACCGTTAATGACGAAGATGTTGCAATTACATCTTTTCCCTTTGACCAACCTGAGCATGGTGGGTTTGTAGTTCTAGAACAAACCGAGACAAATCAAGGTGACATCACTGTAAATTCAATCAAAGAAAGTAGTGTTGGTGATGGTGTCATGATAGAGAACGCAGCGATAAGTGGAACCGACAACAAGATTATCAACGGTAACTTTGCAGTCAATCAGAGAGCTGCAGCGTTTACTGCTGCATACACAGCTGCAACCCCTATACCTAACAATGATGACACTTACCATTTTGATCGATGGTACACGCTCAGCGATGGTAACGATATTGTAGACATTCACTCATGGGGTAGAACTACGGGTAGTAGAAGCTTTGCTACTGGAGGGAATGACGGCCGAGCCCGATGGCTCCCGCTAGATGCCGGTTTTGCGATGTCCACGGCGGTTGAAACAGCAAACAAGAAGTTTGGCATCGCACAAATCATAGAGTCTGCAAACTGCAATGATTTACGAGGACAGAAATGCACATTGTCTTTTAAGGCAAGACTGTCAGGGACGCTAACAGCAACGATAAAAGCGGCCGTTGTTGGTTGGTTTGGTACACCCGACACAGTGACCAGCGATATTATTTCTGCATGGAATGGCAATGGAATAACCCCAACACTGATTGCAAGTGCAGAGTATCAAAACGATCCTTCGGCCATAACTACATTGAATAACAAGTTTCAAACACATAAAATTGTCACTTCGATATCAGAGAGTATTACAAATATAATCGTTTTTATCTGGAGTGATTCGACTAGCACAACTGTTGATGATCAGTTCTACATAACTAATGTACAACTTGAACGAGGTGAGTTTGAGAATCCAAAATTTCAGAACGAGGATTATGGCACCACACTTAGAAAATGTCAAAGGTACTATTGGCAAACAGGAAGGTCTGTAGCTCAGTATACAGTAGCTGGTAGTGGTGTTGCTGTTGGCACCACTGTAGGTTATATTCAACTTCTACATGGGCCCATGAGGGTTGCAGGCACAGTTGCTGAAAATGGAGATACTTATATGTACGATGGTGGTAATTCTGCGGTGACTGCTTTAACAACAACTACTGCTACTGTAGAATCAACTTGGATGTATCTTACTGCATCAGGCGGTGGTTTAGCTGCAGCAAATGCTATTCAGTGGTATACTGGTAACACTACAGCAGATTGGATATCAGTAGATTCGGAGTTATAATTATGGCAACATATACAAATGCAAAATACGGTAAAGGGCCTTTTGGAGATGATAATGTATCCATCAGTGTTACGATTGATGGAATCAAATCATGCGTACCGATTGATGAGAACAATAGAGACTACAGAAAAATAAAAGTTCTTATTGATGCTGGAACATTATCAGTGGCAGACGCAGATGCCTAGAACTAAATACATCATTGTCTTTCACGACATCACTCAAGCAAATCCAGAGTGGGGAAGTTTATACAAAGCGTACCTACCTGCTGAAAGTTTGATGAGTGCAGAACAAATGGCAAAAGGAATCAAGGGTACAGTCGTTGGTGCAATAGATGATGACGGTGATGAGTGTTACTTTGAGGATGGTATGGAGACTGCGGTAAGAGAAGCCGCGCAATCCAGATATGTATTAAATGCTGGAATACAATTAAGAAAAAGGAAAAATAATGGCAAGTCTTAGTGGTATGGTTACTGGTGCAAATTCTGCATTTCACGGTGCATTAGACGAGATAAGCACTTTAAAAGATAGTATACTAGGTGGGATACTTTCACTCCCAGCAGTTCAAACTGCTCTAGTTACAGCTGCACACATAATAGTTGTGGCGAATCTATTAAAGATTTTTAAAAAATTACCTACTACAATTAGTAGTTTACAAACAGAATTGTTAACAATCGCAACCTTAGCAGTAGGAACTGCTGCATACACTAAAGCACTTGAAGGTCTTAAAAAAAGTGAGTTGGGCAAAGCGGCGATTAGTAAAGGTCATGATATAGGAAACCTTGTATCTACAACTAGGGGCATGGTTAATACAGCAACGGACGCTGTTACTGGAGTAAAGGACGGTGTTGCAATAGCAAGAGGAATAGCAAGAAATGCTCCCAACCTTGTCTTTGATGCAATAACAGGGGAAGTATCAGAAGTTGCACAAGAGGCTTTACTCTCAGATAAAAATGCTGAGTCAGAACCAGAACTAAGTGAACTGCCTTTAAATACTAAGATGATGGCATTAAGAGAAAAAAATAAAAGTAAATATATAGTTGGGCCAGGAAGCAGAGGGCCTGGTTATAAAGTGCCAGATCTGCGATTGGGAAGGGATGTTGTTGAAGACACAAAAAACAAATAGTTTGATACTTAAATTATAATATGATTGTATAAATAATATAATAATAATAAGTGGGAGTTCCCTATAAATGGCTGTCTATGATGCACAATTACAAAATACTTCTAGTCGTAATACAAGACAATATATAGACTTAGATTTATTTTTTCAAAGAAAGATACCTAGTAATGATGTTAATACAGTAACAGACGTACAGTCAGTTAAAAGATCAATTCGTAATCTTGTATTATTGAATCCATATGAGAAACCCTTTCACCCAGAGATATCAAGTGGTATCAGGGGAATGTTGTTTGAATTGATGAGTCCCTTTGTAGCTGCACAGTTAACAAAGAAGGTCGAAGATGTTATCAATAACTTTGAACCAAGAGCTCGATTGGTAAGTGTTCGTTCTATGCCTAATTATGACCGTAATGAATATGAGGTATCAGTAGAATTTTATGTTGTGAATACCCCCACAGAATTAGTTGACTTAACAGTTATGTTGGAGAGATTACGATAATGGCTACAAACCCCTCAAGACTTAGAGTAACAGAATTAGACTTTGATGAAATAAAGGATAACCTAAAAACCTTTCTTAAAGCACAAACCCAATTTAGAGATTATGATTTTGAAGGTTCGGGTATGAGTGTCCTATTGGATGTTCTTGCATACAATACTCACTATCTTGGATTCAATGCGAATATGCTCGCAAACGAAATGTTTCTTGATAGTTCATCATTACGTTCCAGTGCGGTATCACATGCAAAAATGTTGGGGTATGAAGTATCTTCTCCAAGAGCTGCAAAAGCAGTCATCACTGTTAGTTTAAATACCACTGCTGCAAACAAAACAATGTCAGCTGGAACTGTCTTTACAACAAAGATAGGTGATGTTGATTATCAATTCGTCACGATAAAAGATATAACTGCATCTAATATTGGTAATTCAATTCCGTTTACCGAAGTTGACATTTATGAAGGAACGTATGTAACCACAAAGTATGTGGTAGATACTTCTAACCCAGACCAAAGATTTTTACTAGTTGACCCTAGAGCAGATACTACTACGCTAACAGTCAAAGTTCAAAATTCTTCATCGGATACAACGTCAACAACATTTACGAAAGCAACTGACATAACTCAACTAACAACAACGAGCAATGTGTATTATCTACAAGAAGCAGAGGCTGGTAAATTTGAAATTTATTTTGGTGACGGTAACGTGAGTAAAGCTTTATCCGACAACAACATTGTGATTCTGCAATACGTTGTTACTAACAAGAGTGCATCTAATGGTGCGAGTTTTTTTACCTCACCCTCAGCAATTGATGGAGTAACAAATGTTGGAGTGACTGTAAATGTAACTGCAAGTGGCGGTGCAGAAGGTGAATCAATTTCCTCTATTAAATTAAACGCACCGTTAAATTATGCATCACAAGGTCGAGCAGTAACGGCTGATGATTATAAAATATATGTCAAAAAATTATTTGCAAATACACAAGCGGTTTCTGTTTGGGGTGGTGAAGACGGTAGTTTTGATTTGGCAACAGGACTTACAAGTTCCATACCAGAATATGGAAAAATTTTTATGTCAGTTAAAACAACTACTGGTGAAAATATGACTACTGCTCAAAAATTCCAACTTGAAAAAGATTTAAAACTTTATAAGGTTGCGTCTATAACTCCAGTAGTTGTAGATCCGATTACAACATATTTAATTTTTAACACAGTTTTTCAATATGATTCAAGTGTAACAACTAATTCAAAAGAAACTTTAGAGTCATTAGTTTCTACTACACTATCCAATTTTAATAATTCAGATTTGAAAAGTTTTAATTCTATATTTCGTCACTCAAAATTAACTGGTCTTATAGATGATAGCGATAATTCAATATTGAGTAATGTGACAACGGTAACAATGGCCCAATATATAACGCCTACTACTACTGCCGTCACAGGATATACGATAGACTTTAGTAATGCACTTGACCATCAATACGATGCACAAAACAATGTTGTTGAGTCTACAGGTTTTAGTATTAGTGGGCAAGTAGAAGAATATTTTTTAAGCGATATGACAGAAGCTGGTTGGTCTACTGAAGGAAAGTTAAGAATTTATTATATGGAATCTGGTGTAAAAAATATTTACTCTAATGATGCGGGAACGATAGATTATGAAAAGGGATTGATTACCATAAACCCTATTCACATTTCAGCTGTATCAGATGTTGACGGTGCAACATCAACACGGATTCGCATTACTGCTATTCCAGATTCTAATGATATTGTTCCAGTTCGTAATCAGGTATTGGAGATAGATGAAGTAAACGGCACAGTGTTGGGCAGAGTGGATACTGCGGCAACGAGTGGTGTAGGTTACACAACAACCACTACTGGAACTACTACGACCACAACAGTATCAACAACTTCATCAGATCCAACTTCATCGGCTTATTGATAAATGTCTCACGAAAAAAAATCTAATTTTCTGACGAAAATTTCTCCACTTATAG